AAGTTCGCCGAAGCAGTGTAAACCGCTACGCGTGTGTTGCTACCTGCAACGAGGTTGTGTGTTTCTAAAACACTCACGACTCCTAAGTCGTGGCAATGGGATTATACTCCAACAAAGATGGAGCATGAAGATAATAAAAGAGATTAAAATCTTCTCCCACGGAGCCGAAAATATGAAAGGCCGCCTGGTTAGACGAGCTATCAAGGATACTGGAAGGTATCTCGGCAGTAACAACCATATTCATCTTATCTCTTGTATCAGACTGATTAGAGAGAGGTAGTCGCGGGTTGTAAGCACGCATACACGACACGAATGGAAATTCGACATCGAGAGTGGAGGGATCAACACCGGCCAAGCCGATTTGAGCACCCTCCGAGTAGTTCTGGCATCTACGCCACGCCAAGGCCGCAAGGCCAATATTTGAGTAAGTACTATAACTCAATGGCGGCACAATGATTTCCCTTCTACGCGTGGGAAACGAAAAACCCCTTGCATCAGCAGCCTCGTACCATCTCTCAACTGAGACCATACTCGGGGAGGCAAGGATGTTGGCGGTAAAGGCTGGAGCAGCCAAACCAACGTTGTTGTCAAAGAAACGAGTCTGCGTTACAATCTTCATTCTTTCAGATCCTCTGGCAAGCGCGAAAGCCATAGCCAGATAAGACTTGAAAGTTAGATTAGTGTAATTAACAGGCAAATTCAAGCCAGAAACGTCCAACGCATCAGATGAATTAAGCACATAACCCGGGGGAGGCATTATCGTCGGAAGACAAATTTGCTGCACCCTGGATAAAGTGCTACCATCAGGGTTATCGGTGTACAAAAACGTAGAGTACACGCCACAGTAGCGCTTCAAACACTGTCTCAAAGAAGAAATCGCATCTCTCCCAGTAATATCATAATCAAAAACCATAATAAAATATAAAAGTAGGCCAAAAAAAGGGCCCAAACGAGCAAAATGTTTATACATGTAAAGAAATAAAAAGGGGGGGGTGAAGTGGTATGACTAGGAAACATCCCAACCAAGGAAGGGTGTGTAGGGGGTGGAAGTACTTTCAACAACATAAGTATCACCACTTGAATTCTTCTGCATAGAAGGGCTATAGAGAACCATATCCTTTGCGGAGACCTCAACTATCAAGTAAACCGAAGAACCATCAACGGGAGCCGTCAACTTGCTCAAAACCTCGCAAACTATAATCCCATTGCAGATATGCACGGGACTGTTCGCAACGGCATTGACGCGTATGCCAAAACTGGCAGAGTCAACAAAAGTGTTACTCAGAAACATATCCTGTAAAGGCAACATGTCAAAGGTGTTCACCCATGGAATCTCCAGGGAAACCTCATGCGTCTCAGACAAATTCAAAATTGTGGAATTAACCACGTTATATTGGATTGGAGGCGCAGTAGGTCCCGAGGGGGTGGGAACATAATAGGCTCGCGGATCAGTATACACCCGCAGACGACCTTGGTGAAAAGGTGATGCAACCACGGTTATCTTGTAAACCATAGTGCACTTCCAAAATCTCGCAAAGGAAGCCGCAAACGCACAAGGTGTCTGAGTAATCTGGCGGACCAAAGCAAAGGTAGCAGGCGGATTAGTAGCAGGTGGTTTCTGGTAGTTAGAAACGTTGACTTGCTGCGGGGTGACGATGGAGCCAAAAAGGAAAGTTCCCCTAGAAGAGGTACTACTCCATTGGCAAGACGTGATGTAGGCAGGTTTCGAAGCCAGCCTAGACAACATCATCTCGTCCTCCCCACCACAGGACAACTCCTGGCCACGAAGAGTATGCTCAGCAGAAGCACTCAAAGCCAACACCTCACATGTGTCAGGGCTATCATAATTCGAAAGAGCAAAAGGAGCAATACGCATAGGTGTGGGGACCTCATGCGTGAGCGGACGAGAAAAGCCAAACATGGCAGCTGCAGTCAAAAGACGCGGAACCCACTCACCAGCCAAAGAAGTGGCACGCGAAGTAGCACTAAGGATTCGAGAAACCCCCGCCTTAGCCTCGGAGATAGTGAAACCCATAGGTTGAGCAGTGGGAACATCCAATGTGACATCGACCATGTGGGCGAACAAGTCAATAGTCACCGGGTTGGTTCCACCATTCGCGTGGGCGAGCGGCACGAAACCAAACAGACACAAATCGCCAATGTTCGCCAAATTAACGTCACCAAGGGAGATTCCGGGGATGAAATGAATGTAAGGTGCTGATATCTCGGCACTGGTGACATAGCAGGGATTCAAATACGTTCCAACAAGCTGTGAGCTAACAATCTTCAAATTGTTGTACACATCACTGGACTCAGTAGCCACCGCGAAGTTCCAAACTGGATCACCAACGGTGGAAACACCAGGGTGCGGTCTGTAACAAAAACGGACCGATCCGAAATGATATGGAGTACCACTCACGTTCGCGCGCAGAATCAACCTGCCACGTAGACGCGAGAAGTACGAAATCTTTTCGCGTACCCTAGAATCACCCAAGAAAAGTGTCCAAGGATCAAGCGTCAAATAAGGCAGACTAGCAATGGTCCAAATATAAGACGCGAGAAGAATTGGTCGTTGCAAAAAACGTTGAACTTCACTAGCATCATTCACGACAGGCATAGAGCCGGTCAGAGGGCCCCCGACGAGGGGGGCTCCCTCTTCAACAAAGAAAGCATCACTAACTCCATGAGTGGGGGCATCAGTATTCAATTCAACACTAGGCTCGGTAACTGTGCTCATAAGATATAGATAAGTAGACAAAAGTCCAAACGCGTACTAGGTACAAAAATGTTTAAGTTTAATGTAAATGAATGAGTAAAATACAGTGTATAAATAAATAAATAAATAAATAAGGAAACACCCTACAAAAGGGACCACAATGACTCACCAGTCATTGCCTCACCAAAAGTAGAGTCCACAACCCCCGAACGGAGGCTCTCCAAAAGGTCAACATAACACGGAAGGCGTTCCGCCACGACTCGAGCATCAAAAGCCTCAGAGTCACGGGTAACAGCCAAATGCGTGATACGAACAATTTCCTCACGCAACCTCTCATAGGCCACGTGGTCACGATCCTTCGCAACGGAAGGGAAAAACAACCGCAAGGCACCTTGCGCAGTGGATATCCTGGCCTCAAAAGTGTGCGTCCGCTCAAAAGCGAGACACTTTCTTATAGAGGACAAGGAAAGACTGCCCATGCGCCTGCCCAACTCAGGGACAAAAACATCGGTACACTTCAAGAAGGTAATCTCTTCCTTCGAGTAGTATTCCGGAAGTTCGCGCAAGCCTTTGTCGACGGCACCATACACCATTCCGAGTGTGCTCGCAAAATCACGTATGTGAAAGTTAGTAAGTGCTACAATGCCCTGGACAGGGCGCACAGCGCCTTTAACATCATCACCATAGGTAATAATACTAACACTATCTTGGAAGCGGCTAAAACCGTTCGAACAGGGTGCATCGGCAACATCACATAGGCCAGGATTGGCCGTATAGAAAGCACCGCGAACAATCAAACTATTCATCAAGGAGTTCACCTGAGCGGTCACAGACATTCCAGAAGCCATAGTCCCAGCGACGGAGAAGACTTGCCCAAGTATGACATAGACAGGGTGGGAGAAATTGGTGGACAAATTCTTCAAAAAAGAAAGTTCCTCCGAATTCCAACCCACAAGAGAAGCCACATGAGCCAAAATGGAGAAAGCCGAATCCATAAGGAGAGAGGGCACGGATAGATCATAATTACTGTAGTCACCCCCCAACCTTTCGGTAGGGTTATAACTATCGAGATTATTCTCCATATCATCCCAGTCCTGCGAATGGACATCCATGCCCACAGCACACTCATTCTTAGAAGAAGAACTAATGCAGGAAAAAAGAGGCGCGTAATACATACGTGAGACTATGGTCATAGCGACCTGTCCCACAAAAAACACGCGTATCTTCTTCTTCCCAACAGCGGTAACTTCATCCTTAAGAGCCGCACGGAAAACGGAAAGATTCTTACCACCCGAACGAACTCTCCCAATTAGGGCGTGGACCTCTTCAAGGAGAACTTTCTTAGGGTAATAATACACGTTCTTACCAGGACAGATCGCATCATCAACAGTGGGGTGGTAGGACGAACACGAACAAGTGGGAAGCATACAAGCTTCTTCAAAATACTGCAACTTCTTGCCCGGAAAACCCAGACCAGCAGCGGTATTCAATTTCAAAGCGGGTATAAGGGCAGTCCCATTAATCGAAGCAAAAATGCTAAGAACCTTCGGGTTCCCATCAATACAACTCGCAAAAGTAACCTTCGCGTCGCTTATGGCACTAGCAAGTTCCAGGCTAGGCATAGGAACAACCCTATCGCAAATCTTCTGAATAACCAAATTGTACGGAGCCAAACTAGTAGTATCAGTAAGAAACTCATGTTTCTTAACGCCAAGAACTTCATCGAGAAGTGCGTTATTATAACCGGGGCCGCGCACAATTTCACTGCGAAAGGTGTTCAGGGAACTACTGTTTATCCCCCTCCTCTTTAGAACACCCAAACTAAACATCTTATCGACATTAGTTGGGGCTTCAAGAAGGGGATGCTTAGCGGTAGAATCAAGAACAGTATCGGGAGGTAAACAAGGCATCTGGTAATCGACAGACAACGGTATGACAGGAGCGGAGAGAGCCAAACAAGCCTGAGCTATAGTCTCTTTCGTCAGGGGGGCGAAAATACCCCGAGAAACTCCACGCGAAACAGCAGTCCCGCAAAAAATACCGGCCAAAAGGACTTGCTCAGTGCCCCCAACAGAAATCGATAATGACAAAGGGGAGCCACAATCGCCAGCAACGGTCTCAATGGAAACACCCAGATGAAGCACAGTCATGATACCTACTTCTCCGAAATTGACTTTCATGGAGATGCAAGGACCAAGACATTGGACCTTAAGTGGCACGAAAGGACCAATAGCGCAACTAGTGTCACGTTTCAGCTTATCAGGCAGACGAACCAAACACAACGAAGAATCACTCAAAGGCAATCTAGACGTTCCAGCCACAAGTGACGATAACATATCGTGATGGATAAAATCCGCGCGAATGTCACCCTCTTTAGGGCCAAGGACATTTATGATTGCCATATCATTGACTCCTGGGGGGTGAAACACACTTCTCTTATGGAAAGAGAGAGCCTGTTTGACCCCACTCGAACGACAAAATTCGACTCGCACAACGGTATAATCTTCTGAGGCAAAGAGAGGGGCTAATACATGCCAATTCAAAGCATAGAAATTCGTGCACAACGGGGTAACAACACCCACAGTCGACACGGTTCCACAAAAGAACCGGCAGAAGAAGACTCTCTTCGCAAGCATCGAATGCATCTGCGGTATAGTGGTCGTCGTACGAACAACGTTGCCCTGCGAAAGGGGAACATCAAGTACGGCTTCCCTAGGGAGAGCAAACTCAACCACCCCCTTCGGAGCGACTTTTGGGAGAAACTTCCTAGTAAGCCAATAAATGGCAACAGCTACTAGAGAAGCAATACCCACGTCCAACCTCTTCACTCGTAAAGTCACCACGGTCCTGCTAGAACACCACAGCCTCAAAAGAGGGTAGTAACTAACAAAAAGCGGCTCACACAAACAAAGGAAGAAACACAAGGGGCCAAAGAAATAACCCACTATGCAATAGAAAATCATCGATTTGTTATTAAGAAATGCCGCGTGAAGCGCAGGCAAACTCAAAACGAACAAGCGTAGATAGTCGACAACACTAAGGCAGAGGTGCCTAGAAAAGTCGCGGAAAATGGCATAAAGTCTAGCACAACGAGACTTATAACTCATTCTAAAGGAAATCGGCACGCCAAAACTAACATCGGGGGCGTGGAGCTCACGCCTCGGATATTCAAAAGCTGCTATCCTCGAAGGGACAACGGGCGGCTCAACAACACCATTAGGAACGGGTGGCAGGTCCTGAGACACAGGGATCATCAGGGGAACACCAACAGGCAGACCATCCACAACACAAGTGGACGCGCCAGCGAAGTGTCTAGCATAATCGTCCTTATTGGGAAGACCAGAGCAATCGCTCAACGGCGCCCTAGAAGATGGAGCACCCGAACCTTCCTCGCGAGGAGGGTTGCGGTGATTTTCCTCAAG